ACCACGCACCGGACATGGACGTAGAAGCAGCCACAAGGGCTCAGGCATTGCTACAGATTAACGGCGGCAAGGCAACGCCTGATGTTATCGCGGTGATCTTAGGCGGCCGGTTGGAGTCAGCGCAGGATCACATAGCGGCGTTGGGGTTGAGCCGAGTACCTTCAACTATAGAATAAGTGATAAGATAATCGACAGGCAGAAGAACATCACAGAGGATTGAATCATGGGCAAGAAAATACAAGGCAAGTACAAAGAGCTGAACATGGTGGAAAACCTGACAGCTAACGGTGACTATCCTTCAGGGTCATACTTTACGCTACAAGGTGACAGGGCCATTGCAATCTATGGCGACTTCGACGGCGCTACGCTGAGCTTTGTGTTCTATACCGAGAAGTCAGATGGAAATCTGAGTGAATTGCCGGTATCAACAGACTTCACGTTTACATCAATCCCTGATTTGCAGCGGTTTAGCTTTCCAGTAGACGCCCCGTTCAAAATCCGCATTGCAAGCGCCGGGGCTTCCACTGACCTGAGCGTAAATGTGCACCAGGTTTTGCAGTGATATGGCAAGGCCCACAAGATGCACAATAAAGATTGCGAATGAAATTTGCCAGCGACTTGCCGGTGGTGAGTCTTTGCGGCGCATATGCAACAATGAGCTTTTCCCTGTCATGTCAAGTGTGTTGCTCTGGGTGGTATCAGGTCGGCTTATTGAAGAAACAGATAGGCAGTTTTCGGAGCAGTACATGCAGGCGAGGGACGCGGCGGGGTTTGCTCACGCCGACAATGTAGCTGACGTTGCTTTCAGGGCGCTTGAAGAAGGGCTAGACCCTCAATCAGCCAGGGCAGCAATGGACGGTTATAAGTGGGCAGCAGAGCGCATGTCGCCCAAGAGGCACAGCCAGCGTCAAGAGCATGACCACAGCAGCACTGACGGCAGCATGACCCCTCAATCCCCGGTCGTAATCCTGCCGCAGAAAAATGACAGCGATTGAGCCGCAGCCAGGGCCGCAAACTGAGTTTTTAAAATCAAACGCTGACATCGTTTTTTACGGTGGAGCTGCTGGTGGTGGCAAGACTTATGCCATTCTTCTTGAGCAGCTATACGACATAAACAACGGGGCGTTTGGATCTGTGATATTCCGACGCACCACCAAGCAGGTCACAAGCGAAGGCGCTCTATGGGATACCGCGACAGACCTATACGCAACAATCGGTGCAAAGCCTAACCAGAATGATTTAACGCAGCGGTTTCCATCCGGTGCCAAAGTCACTTTTGCGCACATGGAGCACGAGAAAAACCGGTTTGACTATCAGGGAAGCCAAATTCCCCTGATATGCTTTGATGAACTGACTCACTTCACATGGAAGCAATTCATTTACATGCTGTCCCGTAACCGCTCAATGAGTGGCGCGAAGTCAAGAGTAAGGGCAACATTAAACCCTGACCCAGATCACTGGGTACGGCGGTGGATAGACTGGTGGATTGATGAAAACGGCTACGCGATTAAAGAGAGATCGGGAGTTATTAGATTTTTGTTATTGAAGGCGATGACGTTGTATGGGCCGACGCGAGCAAAGAGCTGACCGACGAAAACCCGGATCGAATCCCAAAGTCATTTACGTTTATAGCGTCAAGCCTGCAAGACAATAAAATCCTAATGGACTCAGACCCTCAATATCTAGCCAACCTCATGGCAATGACAAGGGTAGAGCGGGCGCAACTACTTGACGGCAACTGGAACATCAGGGCATCGGCGGGAACATATTTTAAGCGTTCAGACTTTGAGGTTATAGACGCGGCCCCTGTAGGTGGTCAAATGGTGAGGGCATGGGATCAAGCGGGCACCAAAAAGAAACAAGGCACAGCCAGCGACCCAGATTGGACAGTTGGCGTTAAGATGCTTAAGGCAGATAACGGAATATGGTACATACTTGGCATGGAAAGGTTTAGGGAAGATTCGCCGCAGGTAGATAAAGCAATCAAGAACACAGCTTTCCAAGATGGTAAAAGCGTAAAGGTTAGGCTGGCACAAGACCCAGGGCAGGCGGGCAAAAGCCAGGCTCGAAGTCAGACCGCTATGCTGTCCGAGTATGACGTAGTAGCTAGAACGGTTTCGGGTGACAAAGAAGTAAGGGCTCGGCCCTTTGCGTCACAGTCACAAGCCGGCAATGTGAAGGTTATCCGGGGCGGCTGGAACGAAGACTTCTTTAAAGAGCTTGAATCATTCCCTGATGGATCACACGATGACATAGTAGACGCGGCATCCGATGCGTTTGACGAATTGAACGTCGCAAAACGCCCACGAGTTCGCTCACTATGATCACGAGCATATATCCGTTAAACTTGACACACAATTCAATAGCATGCAGGGCGACCAATGTTAGACTGGTTTAAGCGTAAACCGGCGCAGGCCAAAGAATCGCGGGCAGGCCCGGTTATGTTCACCGGCAAGAACCAAGCACAGTGGTCGCTTGGCAGCGACAAGATTGGAGCTAAAAAATACGCGGAAGAAGGCTATCAAAAGAACGTTGTGGCCTTCCAGGCGATCAACAAGACCGGCGACGCCATTGCTGCGATGAAATGGATTGCTAAAGATGCGCGAGGAAATGAGGTGAAGGTAAGCGGCCTGCTTGACCTTATCCGACAGCCTAACCCGTTGCAGTCCGGCCCTGAATTCATGCGCGCCCTTGTCGGCTTCTTCAGGATCTCGGGCAATGGGTACATGGAACGGGTCATGGTTGGCCAGCAACCTCGCGAGCTGTATGCGTTGCGACCTGACCGTATGCAAGTAAAGCCAAGCGCGACCGGCTTTCCTGCTGGCTACCGGTTCAGCGTTGGAAGCTCCGGCGCAGACTTCGACGCAGACCCACGCACAGGGGAGAGCGACATCCGGCACATCAAGTCATTCAATCCGCTTGATGACTGGTACGGCATGAGTCCGTTAATGGCCGGGGCGTATGCTGTAGACCAGCACAACGAGTCGATGCAGTGGATGCAGTCTTTGCTCCAGAACGGCGCGGCCCCGTCGGGCGCTATGGAGCTTGGCGAGGGGGCGTTAACGGATGACCAATTCAATCGGCTAAAGGCTGAGATAGACGAGAAGTACACAGGCAGCACGAACGCCGGAAGGCCGATGCTACTGGAAGGCGGCCTAAAGTGGACACAGATGGGGCTGTCTCCTGTAGACGTGGCGATCATAGAGACCAAGTACAGCGCAGCGCGTGACGTCTCTCTGGCGCTTGGGGTTCCTCCTTTGCTTCTGAACATCCCAGGCGATAGCACGTACTCCAACTACAAAGAAGCCCGCCTGGCATTCTACGAAGAAACAGTAATCCCTCTTGCGGAGTATATCCGCGATGAACTGAACGCCTGGCTGTCACCCTTATTCAACGGCGTCACCCTTGATATAGACCTTGACAAGATACCGGCTATTGCAGAGAAGCGGCGCGAGATGTGGGCAATGGCTGACTCGTCAAGTGATCTAACGATTAACGAAAAGCGCGAGATGAAAGGCTATGACAAGTTGCCAGCTGGGGGCGATGAAATACTGGTGTCGTCGAGCATGATACCTCTGACCATGGCCGTCGAGCCTATCAGCCTACCCCTAGAACAAGACCCCGCGCAGGAACTAACAGCCGACGACATGAAGGCGCTGGCTTATGGCCCCTCGAAGACTACTTGATCAGGACGCACAACGAGAGAGGCGCAACCAACAGCTATTGCTTGAGCGCCTTTCTCGGGTGTCTGAGCGTTTGCTATCTAAAGAGATTTCAACAACCACACTGGCGATGGTCAAAGGCTGGCAGGCATCAGGGCAGGTTAGGTCGCAAGACGAACACCTGCGGCGCATTGAATCACTGCTAAAGCGTATCTGGCGGGCGTCCATTGAAGGCATGGCCAAGCGTATCACCGCAGCGGCAAAAGGTGGCAGCGGCCCTGACGTAATTAAAGAGCAGCCAAAGTGGGATCTGTTTGTTGCTCAGTATATAGAAGCGTTTGGCGGCGAGAAAATTCAGCAGATAGCAGAGACCACGCGCACGCAGATAATGACTCAGGTTGCTATCGGGCAGAGCGAAGGCTTAGGGCAGAGTGAGATTGCAAAGCTAATATCTAAGAACTCGCCCACCATTGGCCGGCAGCGCGGCGCACTCATAGCCAGGACAGAGACTCACGGCTCAGGGAACTACGGGGCAAAGAAGCAAGCCGAATCAACCGGGCTTAATATGCGCAGGGAATGGATAGCAGCGGATAACCCAGGGCGTACACGCGATGCTCACGAAGACGCGAACGAGCAGATAGTAGATATGGATCAGCCCTTCATAGTCGATGGTGAGAGCCTAGATTACCCTGGCGACCCATCGGGTAGCGCTGCTAATGTGATTAACTGCCGGTGCGCGGTGGGCTATATTGTGGTTGATTGATAGACCTAAACGGTATAAAGCAGGCCCTGCTGACGCGGGCATTAATTCAAGACTGATGCCCGCCCTATGCGGGCTTTTTACGGGTGACGATGTTGCAATGAACAACATGCGACAACATACGACAACTATAATATAAAAATGCCGCCAACTGTTGACAGGAGGCGGCACATTGTTTAATCTGATTGGGCGTTGTGAGAGGCGCTAACTTAAATCAGATTGAGGTAAGCATTATGACACAGGATACAAGCAAAACTCCACTTGGAGCTGACAAGGTTTCCCGGTACGGGTGGGTAGATCCAGGAATTCCGGGGAGATTTGTAATGCTTCATAAGGATCAGATTGTCATACCCGCTGACTCATATCAAAGATCTGCGGCGGGAGGTGAGGCAGATAGAAAGGTTTTAAAGATCGCGTCCGAGTTTTCTTGGATTGCCTTCCAGGTAGTATCTATCGCTGAAAGGGATGGCGTACATTATGCCGTGGACGGCGGCCATAGAGTGAGGGCTGCACGAAGGCGCTCAGACATATCTATGGTTCCTTGCATGGTGTTTGAGTCTGAATCAATCAAGGATGAAGCTAAAGCGTTCGACGTTGTAAACAGCAACAGAAAGGCGATGGGAGCTGTGGACCGACACAGGGCTCACCTAGTTCAAAATGATGAAGTCGCTATAAAGGCAGAGCTTTACGCAGCGAAAGCTAGTCGTGTTATATCAAAAAACGGTAGCTCAGGGACGATAAGTTGTGTCAATGATTTAAAAAGATGTATCAAAGAAGATGAGTGTGCGCTTAGCACAATTTGGGAGTTGGTCGTTAGCTTGTGTGAAGGGCAAAAGATGGTTCATAGCGTATTGATGGGAATATACTACATCGAGAGATATGCGACAGAGCCCGCCAGCAGCGACAGAATATCAAGAAAGATAAGGTCTATAGGTTATGAGGGAATAGCTAAATCTGCGCAGTCAGGGGCAGCTTATCACGGCCACAGGACCCCGAAAACTTTTGCAGATGGAATGTTAAAGGTTATCAACAAAGGGTTTCAGAATAAAATAGAGATTCCGCAATGACTAATCACAGAAAGCAAATGAGAATCACCCTCCCAGCCACAGCCGTGGAGTCGTTCAACAAAGCAAAGAGGCGGGCAGAAGACGCTGCTGGAATTACGCTAACAGACACCCAGTTCGCCAGCCGATTAGTCGAGAAGGCGGTAACGAACTAACCCGCAACCGATCAAGCCCAGGCAGCGGTGGCGCTAATAACACTGTCAGCCAGAGCCCTTGCGTCTCCTTAGAATTGTACCAGCAGGGGTGATCTGGACGGAGAAGCTACGAGATAGCTAGTCCCGCAAAGTGCGGGCATTAATTCTAACCAAAAGGTAAATTTTATGAGCCGCAACGAAAGTTCAGTAGATAAAGAAATTCAGGATAAGGGCTTAAATGCGCCACGGCTGACCCCCGAAAGAATAGACGCCATTATATTTGGCGAAAACTACCACGTGTTTGCAGGGACAACATTCACCGTATGCCTGCTAACACTCGAAAACGGTTTTGCGGTTGTTGGCGAATCGGCCTGTGCAAGCCATGAAAACTTTGACGCAGAGCTTGGCAAAAAATCGCCAAGGAAAACGCCAGGAACAAAATTTGGCAGCTAGAGGGATACTTGCTAAGACAAACGCTCTCCGGATGCGACCGTTAACCCCACAAGCCCGCCTAGTGCGGGCTTTTTTATGCCTATACTTTACTTTCCCAATATGTGCTAACATGTGTTAAAGTTATGAAACCATCGCGCAACTATGAGGCGCAGGCATGAATCAAAAGCAGTTCACTGGCAACCTTGAGATTAAGAGCCTAGACGAAGGCGGGTTCTTCGAGGGCTATGCCAGCGTGTTTGGAGTTCAAGACTCGGACGGTGACGTGATTGTTAAGGGCGCTTTCAAGAAAAGCCTGGAGGCCCACAAGGCGTCAGGACGAATGCCGAAGATGCTATGGCAGCACGACACCCGCCAGATCATCGGTAAATGGGTCGAGATGTACGAAGATGACAACGGCCTATATGTAAAGGGCCGGATGATTATGGAAGTGCGCCAAGGTCAGGAGGCTTATGCCTTACTCAAAGAAGGCGTGCTTGATGCCTTGTCTGTCGGCTTCAATATCCCCGAAGGTGGCGCAACCGGTATGCGTGGGCTGGTCATTGAAAAAGTTGATCTAATGGAGACCAGCCTGGTCACATGGGGCGCAAACCCTGAAGCGCTAATCACCAACGTCAAATCTATCAAAGATTTTGAGAGGCTCCTGCGTGACGCTGGATACTCAAGAAAGGAAGCCACGGCCATAGCGAGCCGTGGTTACAAAGCGGCATCGGATCAGAGTGATTCTGAGGCTGAAGCGCTTGAAGCGACACGAACCCTCATAAACAAACTGAAAGGATATTCCTAATGGCTGATGAGCTGAAGGACGTAATCGAAGGTCTGGGCAAGACGTTTGACGAATTTAAGTCAAAGAACGACGAGCGCCTGGCACAGATCGAAAAAAGCGGTAAAGCTGACCCCCTGCTGGACGAGCAGCTTACCAAAATGAACTCCAAGCTGGACGAACTCGGCGCTGTTAAAGACCGATTGAGCCAAGCTGAAACCACACTGGCGCGCAAGAGTGTAGCCGCAGACGATGGCAGCTCCGGCAAGATGCAAGAGAAGGCTAACCAGTTCGCCAAGATGGTCGCCAAGCAGCGCGGTATCCCGGCATCTGAAGTAGTCAAAGAGTTCGGCGTCGAAGGATTGGCCGAATACAAAAAGCACTTTGAAGGCTGGATGCGCAAAGGCGACAGCTACTCGAACCAGCCAGACGCAATGAAATCCCTGTCTGTTGGTTCTGATCCCGACGGCGGCTATTTTGTTGAGCCTGACACCAGCGGTCGAATCGTAACCAAGATTTTTGAAACCTCGCCTATGCGCCAGGTTGCTAATGTTATGACCATTGGCACCGACGCACTGGAAGGGATCTATGATCTGGACGAGTCTGACGCGGGCTGGGTCGGCGAAACACAAGCCCGCACTGAAACCGGCACCCCGAAAATTGCAGCATGGCGCATCCCAGTGCACGAGATGTATGCCGAGCCGCGCATTACTCAGAAGCTGCTTGATGACTCGATGGTAAATGTTGAGGCATGGCTGGCGGACAAAGTGTCTACCAAGTTCGCACGGAAAGAGAATGCGGCCTTTGTTAACGGTGACGGCGTAGGCAAGCCACGCGGCTTCCTGACTTACGCATCCGGCACCACTCTGCCCGGCACTATCCAGCAGAGAAATACCGGCGTATCAGGTGGGTTTGCTACTGGCGGCGCAGGCGCTGACACCTTGATCAGCACCATCTATGGTCTGAAGCAGGGCTATCGCTCAGGTTCAAACTGGTTTATGCCTCGCAGCGCTACCGCAGAAGTTCGTAAGCTGAAAGCCTCTGACGGGTCCTATCTCTGGCAGCCGGGCATTATGGCCGGTCAACCCGCTACTCTTCTCGGCTATTCCGTGATTGAGTTTGAGGACATGCCAGACATTGCGGCTGACTCTCTGTCTATCGCATTCGGTGACATGAACGAGGCTTATCAGATCGTTGATCGTGTTGGCGTCCGCGTGTTGCGTGACCCTTACACTGCGAAGCCGTACATCAAGTTCTACACCACCAAGCGCGTAGGTGGCGATGTGCTTAACTTTGAAGCGCTCAAACTGATCAAGTTTGCATCGTAACTGCATGGGGCTACGGCCCCATAACTTAATTTAGAGGGTAATCTCATGGCAACACGCGACTCCACTTCACATGCTGACGTAGTTGAAAGCGTCCGCCCCCAGGTAGCAACCGCTGACGTTGAGGGCGAAACAGTAGACCTTCGCGGATCTGACAGCGTTCTGTTTGCCGTAACCGTTGGTGCGATTACTGGCGGAAATGGTGACAGCGTTGTAACGATTGAAGAGTCGGAAGATGACTCTACTTTTACCGACGTAGCAGATACCGACATTCTCGGCAGTGAACCGACCTTGGCAGCTAACACCGCCTATCAGTTCGGCTATATCGGCACCGCCCGATATGTTCGTGGCAAATTCGGCATCGGCACAGAGACAGACGCAGCCGTGTCAGTTGTTGCGGTCCGCACGCATCTGCACAGTGAGCCCGACGGCTACAACGTTGAATCAGTAATCTAAACCCTAGGCCAAGGACGGCCACTCTATTTCAAGGTGCTGCGATGAAAGTCACATTAACTCACGACTACAACGTGGCTCCAGAAGGCCATACCACTCTTTGCTTTAAAGCAGGCGACGAGGTAGAGGGCAAGATTGCGGAGATGGCTATCCGTGACGGCAAGGCCAATAAACCTTCAAAGAAAACGCCTAAGCCACAGCATTCAAAACCTTTCCGGCCTACTCACGAGGGCTAAGATATGGCGCTCCGCCAGACTTTAAATTATAACCAATACCGTGGGCACACCCTAGTTACCGCCCCGCTTGCTGAGCCTGTGTCTGCCACTGCCGTCAAGGACCAGCTTGAACTAGACGCGAACGACGCGAGTAAAAATACCCAGATCGAACTGTACATAACAGCAGCGCGTGAAATGGTTGAAGAGTATACCGGCCTGGCACTGATTACACAGACGTGGAAGCTCACCCTTAACCATTGGCCGAACGACCGGCAGCCGTGGTGGGATGGTGTGCGTCAAGGCTCTATTGATGAGCTTCTACAATCCGGCAGGGCGTCGCAGATCCTATTGCCTCGCTACCCCTTGCAGGCCGTTAACACAATCAACTCTGACGGCGTGTCCGTTACTGTTGCCAGCGTGTTTATAGTGGACACCCAACAGAAACCTGGAAGACTTATTGTTAAGCGCGGCGCAACATGGCCAACTGTCCTCGACAACGCCAACGGCATCGACATCGAATACACCGCAGGCTACGGGTCATCAGCATCAGACGTGCCGGCAGCACTCAGGCTCGCCATTATCCAAATGGCCGCGTATATGTTTGAGCATCGTGGTGACTGCGACACAGCAAGCGCTATGAAGATGTCAGGCGCTCAATCACTGGTTAATACCTATAAGGTGGTTGGCCTGTGAAGTGCTGCAACATAAAAGCCGGCATGCTTCGTGAGCCTGTAGAGTTTCAGTCTCAGGTAATAACAAGCGTGGGCGGCGGTGCGTCAACCATTACTTACACAAACCGTGCCAACGTTCGCGGGGCCTTCAAGCCGATGTCAGGCAGCGAACGCCTATACGCTGAACGGCTGGACGCTACCACCCGTAACCGGCTAGTGATTCGCTACCGTTCGGACTTGACAGAATCAGACCGGGTTATCATTAGAGGCCGGGCCTATCAGATTCGGTCGATAATAAATACAGAGTTCAGAAACAAGTTTTTAGAGATTGACCTCGATGGGGGTGTGGCAACGTGAGCGGCCGCATCGAGGGTCTAGACGAGACCCTAGAGGCTTTCGCCAGGCTAGGCAAAGCCGGAAGTCGTGAAGGCGCTAAGGCTGTCGCTGCAACCGCTCAGAAGGTTAGAGGCGATGCCATCAAATCAGTACAGCGCGGAGCCAAGTCCGGCACTGTATATACTCGAAGCTCGGGGCAAAACCTGTCACCAAGGCACCAGGCATCAGCCCCAGGTCAAGCCCCTGCAACCGATACCGGCAGCCTTGTTAGCAGCATAAAGGCAGAATCAAAAGACCTAAGCGGGCGAGTGTACAGCGACATTAAATACGCATTCTGGCTTGAGTTCGGGACACTGAAGATGGAGCCCCGGCCATATTTAAACCCGGCGCTTATGGGCAATCAAAGATACTTTGTTAACCAGTTAACCAAAGCCGTTAACCGGGCTTCTCGGGAGTTTAACAGGACATGAGTGCATACCAGTTACAGCTTGGCATTTACACAGCGCTCAAAGATGACGCGGCGTTGTCTGCCCTTATCGTTGGCGTATACGACAACCCCACTCAGGCAGGCGATCCGGAAGATGATAGCCTGTTTCCTTACGTCACCATCAGCGACGGCACATCACAGCCATGGGACACAGACACAGAGCGCGGGGACGAGTGCATTGCTCAAGTTCATGTATGGAGCAGGGCTAGCCACTCACTAGAAGCCAAGCAGATTCAGGATGCTATATACGGTGTCTTGCATCGTGGTACAATTTCAATAGCAGGATCGAGTTTTATAGGATCTGATTATATAACTCAGACAGTGCAAAGAGACCCCGACGGCATTACTCGCCACGGTGTTCAAGAGTTCAGAATCATTTACGAGGAAGCATAACATGGCAAGCGAATACGGTCGGAAAGTTGTATTTACATGGGACAGTGCGCCGATTCTTGGCGTGCGTGAAAAGTCACTTTCAGTAAACGGCGAAGCTGTTAACGTTACATCTGATGAAGATGATGGCGTTCAGATGCTGCTGGCTGAAGACGCAGAAACAAGCGTCCAAATTGAATTGTCCGGCGTGACCAAAGACAACATCTTGCGCACGGCTAAGATGTCCGGCGGTGCTGCACTTCAGGCTGACGTGACGCTTACCTACTCTGACGGCGGTGCGATTGCCGGCACGTTCCAGCTTGGCCCCTACAGCGAAGGCCAGCCGTATAACGAGGCCGTCACGTTCACCGCGTCGCTTATGAGCACCGGCGCAGTTGTTTACACACCTCCAAATTAAGGTAGCACATGAGCCAACTTGAGCCAGTCACCTTGTCGTTTGACGGCAAGGAATACAAGGTCGATAAAGAAGATGGGATCTGGGGGCTGATTGAAGCCATCGAGGACGTGATGACGTTCTTTGAGCTTGCCCCTGCATTCCAGTCAAACAAGTTCCCGACGGCTAAGATCTTTCGAGCCTATGCCGCTGCACTGAATTACGCAGGCGCAAAGGTTACACCGAACGAGCTACGCCAGGCATCTGACTATAGGCGAATGGGCGAGCTTGCCGGATCTCTCGCGGCTATCCTGATGATGGCACAGCCTGGCGCTGATGTTGACCTTGGCAGCGCAGAGGGCAGCACTGAGGACGTGGCTAAGGCCAAAAAAAAAGCGGTGAAAAGCTCGTAAGACACTGGTTTCAGATCTGGGTGATGTGGGGCTACAACCCCACTGACTTCTGGAAGACTCACCCGACTGAGTTTTTTTGGGTAGCAGAAACTAAGATAGAAATGTCAAATCCGCCTGAACGATATGCCGGGGGGATGAACGGTGCAGAGGTTGCCGCCATTTACGCAGACGCCTACGGAGATGAATAATGGCTGGCATTGAAGTAATCATTGGCGCGAACACTGACGGTCTTGACGCTGCTGTTAGCCGCTCCAGGAGAACCGTCAATCAGCTATCGGATGACCTTAAGCAAGGCATTGGTACAGTTGCCAAGTATGGCGCGGCAACAGCGGCTGCCGGTATTGCCGTTGGCGTATTGGCTGTTAAGTCAATCGAAGCAGCAAGGGAAGTGGTCGGCTTAGCGCGAGTTGCCAATTCTTCTGTTGCAACATTTCAAAAGATGGCCTTCGGGGCCAAGTCAGTTGGCGTTGAAAGCGGACAGCTTGCCGACATTCTCAAGGATATGTCAGATCGCGTTGGTGACTTCATCACCACGGGCGGCGGCCCCATGGCAGACTTTTTTGAGCAAATAGCACCCCAAGTCGGAGTAACGGCAGAACAGTTCAGGAAGTTATCAGGACCGGATGCCCTTCAGCTATATGTAAGCAGCCTAGAGAAAGCAAACTTGTCTCAAAGTGAGATGACCTTTTTCATGGAGGCTATTGCGAACGACTCTACAAGACTGCTACCGCTTCTGAGAAACAACGGCGCAGCTATGGCTGAACAGGCCAGGCAGGCTGAAGCGCTTGGCCTTGCCCTTTCAGACATTGACGCAAAGAACATCACGGACGCAGCCGCACAGATTGACCGTGTAACGTCGGTATTCGGGGCTTTCTCTGACCAGATGGCGGCGGAAATATCGCCACTAGTAAGCGCACTAGGTCGTCAGTTTTTAGGGCTTGCGGAGGATGCCGGCGGCGTTGGGGAGGCGGCGGCCAAGTCATTCAACGTAGTTGTCGACGGTATAGCTATAGTAGCCAACGCCCTTGACGCTATGGACCGAAAACTTCTTGAGTCAGAGACAGCCGTCGACCAGTTCGCTCTAGCCTTCAGGATAGGTCTACTTGAAATTGCGCGGGAGATTGTTGAGATCCCGACGGCTGCAATAAACGAGCTAATCGGACTGATAAACAATATCCCCGGCGTTAAAGAAGACTTTCTTGGGATGTCAGATTTTGGTCTCGTAATACAGGGCCAGATAAATGATACAAAGGATGAAATAGGGACGCTCCAGTCAGCGCTCAATGATGAGTTGATGAAGCCCCTTAACGGTGACCTGTTCAAGCGTCTGGTGGTTGAGGCGCAAGAGGCCGCTGAAGCGTCTGCTGCAGCTGCCGGTGAGATCACGGGCGGAACTACTGGCGGCAGAGGAACCAACACGCCAGGCGATCAAGATGCCCCAGAAGGCGCACCAGAAGGCGAACCTATAACTGACACAGAAAGGGATAAGCTGGAAAAGCGCCTTGAGTTTATTCGCGAAGCCAACATGTCAGAGCGTGAAATTCAGCTTGAAAAGTTTGACCTTGAAAATGAAGATCTAAAAAAGGGACTTGAAAATGAGTTAATCACCAAGCAGGAGTGGGCGGATCAGGCTGCCGGTCAGAAACAACGGGAAGAGGACAAGCTAACCTCTATTGAAGATAAAGCCTCAGACGCTCGAAAGAAACTAGCGGCCAATGAGGCAGCCTTTAAAAAGAGGCGCTTGGCGATGCCCTTAGCGCAATGTCCACTTTGATGAATTCAGAAAGCCGAAAAATGTTTGAGATCGGCAAGGCGGCTGCACTGGCTCAAGCTGTTGTTGATGGTTACGCGGCGATCACGGGTGCATATAAAGTCGGCGCTTCAATTGGCGGTCCTGCACTTGGTGCGGCTTATGGTGCGGCGGCTGGCTTGGCGACATTCCAACAGATTCAGAAGATCAGATCAGCCAGCTTTAGCGGCGGGGGCGGCGGCGGAGGCTCAGGTGGCGGAAGTGGCGGGGGCAGCGTTACCCAAGGCATCAACAACCAATCGGAGCCTGTCAAGCCCCCTACTGAAACGATGGTCGCCAACCTAAACATCACGGGCCAGAACTTCGACCGGCGAACAGTGATTGGCCTGGTCGAGCAGATCAACGACTTACAGGAAGACGGTATGCGCATAAGGCTGAATACGGTATGAGCTTTGTTATTAGCCCATCAATCACGCCAAGAGTGCCCGGTGGCTCAAGCGGCTACGGACGAAAGGTTGTATTAAACTGGGGCGGAACTCGGATACTAGGAGTAAGAGAAAAATCAATAACCCTAAACGGTGAGGCTGTAAACATAACCTCAAATGAAAACAACGGCATACAAACGCTTTTGCAAGAGGACGCAGAAACCAGCGTAACAATTGAAGTTTCAGGAGTAACAAAATCTGCAGTGTTGCGCCAAGCTAAAGCTGCCGGTAGGTCAGCATTAACAGAAGATGTTACAATAACGTACGGAGACGGCTCTAGGATATCAGGTAGCTTTATGCTTAGACCCTACAAAGAAGGCCAAGCGTTTAAAGAAGCCGTTACATTTACGGCAACTTTAACAAGCACTGGACCAGTAACTTATGTTGCAGGCTAAATAATATGACGTTTGTTGTTAGCCCGTCAGTAGTCGTTAACAGCCTATCAGTGCCTCTTACGCACGCGCGCATCGGGTATGATAACTTCGTGCCTGCTGCAACAGTGACGGCCACGAGCGCGGAGGCTGTATGGCCCGTCGACTCAGTGCAGCGAGAGAACACGTTTGAGCGCTGGCAGCCCACGTCTGGCAATGGCAGCATCACGATTGATAACGGCACGGAAAAGCCTGCTGATTATATCGGTATAGCTGCCCACACGTTGGGCGCAAGCAGTTCAACGGTTACTGTTGAGCACAGCTCAGACAACTCATCTTGGACAACGATAGAAACCGTCTCGCCTGCAGATAGCAGCGCCATAATGGTGATCTTTGCTGAAGTAACAGACCGTTATTTCAGAGTGTCGGTGGCAGGCTCCACAGCACCTCAGATAGGCGTGATCTATTTGGGCGTGGCCTTGGCAATGCAGCGCGCTATATACTCAGGGCACACACCTATAACGCTTGGCAGGCGCACCGTTAAGCGGCCAACTAAGTCACAAGATGGGCAGTTCCTTGGCAGCTCAACTATCCGGAATGGGTTACAAACTGGCTTTGCATGGAAACATCTTAAAGCACAGTGGTATCGAGACAACTTCGACCCGTTTGTGAAGGCGGCTAGAAACAAGCCTTTCTTTATTGCATGGAGGCCGTCAAAGTTTCCGAATGAGATAGGTTACTGCTGGTCAACGAACGACATCACTCCCTCTAACATGGGCGTCCTTGATTACATGGATGTGTCTATGAGCGTCGAAGGTTATGCCGATGAGTGAGAACACGATTGGCCGCGAGCCATTACAGATCATTGAAATCGAACAGCCGCTGTGCTCTTTGGAGTACGGCGTGTCGCCATGCACGGCAGCCATTGGCGTTACCGGCAGCATCAAATGTTTTAACACCTCAAAGACCTGTCAGGACTTGCCGAACTACGCCCCTGAGCCATTGCTGTTGAGGTTCTGCAAACCACAAGCAACACAGCCAGAGGGTATCTTTTGCGTGCCTTCATTGCAGTCTGTCAGCACAAGCCCGACTCAGATTAACGTTGTTGGTGGTAGTAAATCAAAAGGACCGCTAGGTGTTCGAGCTGAGCTCTCAGTGTCATTCAAGGATCACCCATATTCTGACGTGCTGGTTGATAAGTACCGGACTGAGCGCGGCTACATTGCTACAGACAGGGGATCATACTGGAGCAAGTGGCTGGCCCGCAACCCGTATTACACGGGCTACATAATCCGCGTTTATGACGGGTATGTTGGGCAGGCTCTTGCTGATATGGGCAAGCGTACATACTTGATCGACACGTTCAGCGGGCCAGATAGTAATCAGAATGTAACCATCAAAGCAAAAGACGTGCTGAAGCTGGCTGACAATGACAAGGCTCAAGCTCCGATAGCGTCAACAGGCGAATTGATTGTTGATTATTCAGACACTGCCAGCATGGACCCTATGCGGATAACAGGCGGCATTGCATCAGAGTATCCTGCGCCAGGCAAAGTGCGTATCAACAAAGAGCTATTTTCGTACACGGGCGTTAGCACAATATCAGAAACAGAAATAAACATAACGGGCGTCACACGATCTATCAACGGCACTGATCCAGAAAGCCACGACGAAGGCGACCGGGTGCAGCTTTGCCTTGAGTACACCAACATCCGGCCAGATGATCTGACCAACGACCTGCTGACAACTTACGGCGCTGTGCCTTCTGGCTTTATTCCTTTGTCAGACTGGAGTGCAGAGGCATCGGTATGGCTTGAGCAGTTCAGGCTGTCTGCGTTAATCACAGAGCCCACAGGCGTCACTGACTTGCTTGGCGAGATTACAGAACAGGCATTGTTTTATATCTGGTGGGACGAGCGAGACGAGCAGATAAAGCTCAGGGCGTTGCGCCCGGCAGCGGGTGACTTTGTGAAGCCGATAGACAACTTCAAAAACATCTTGGCGGGCACTTTTGAACTAAAGGCAAAGCCGAAAGAACGGATCAGCCAGGTATGGGTATTCTTTGGTCAGAGAAATCCGGTGGAAAAACTGGATGATGAACAGAATTACCGGCGCGTAAGAGTTCGTCTAGATGGTGACGCAGAGTCTGAGTTACAATACGGTGAACGGAGAATCAGAAAGATATACAGCCGGTGGATTCAGACAGACGCAGTCGCTATACAAACAACGGTCAGACTGTTATCACGATTCAGGGATACGCCCGAATACATAGCCTTTGCGCTGGACGCCAAAGACCGGTCGATGTGGACAGGCGACTTGGCTGATGTAACTGTTGATAGTGTTGTTGATGTAACCGGAGCGCCAAGGATTTTACGTTGGCAGGTTATCAGCGCAGAGGAAACGGTAAGCGGTGAGGTCACGGAGTATCAACTACAACGGTTCGAGTATGGGGCACAAGACAAAGCCGCTTTTTGGATGGTGTCTGATGCACCGACATACGAAAACGCCAGTGAATCGGAACGCTTAACTGGCTCTTTCTGGGGCGATGCGTTTGGGTTAATGCCAAACGGCGACGATGGATATTCTTGGCAATGAGGATTGATTAAATGGCAACTTGGACAACGATTACAGATGCGGCATTAGAACCGGGCAAGCCGATACGGTCGGTTGATGGTTTGGCTTTAAGGGATAACGTGACGGCGCTTGCCGAAGGGGCGGCGGGTGCGCCCAGGATTGAGAACGCGGCGTTTGATGCGGCGGTCTTGGGGTCAGAAAAATTTCAAACAGGCACCACTGAGCGCGACTGGGTCTTGGCTCGGAATGCAGGGGCAGGTGCCGGGGTTATCGGGACGTATGCTTTTGCCTGGACAGCCTTATCTAGAGGTTTTGGAGCAATCGTATCCGGTGGGAACCTATTTCCTTCAGACACCGTAGATTTAGACTCCAGTTCATTACCTGGAACATGGAAGTGCATGGGCTCTGCGTCAGGTTCTAGTTCAACACTCTGGTTGAGGATTTCATAAAATGAACTACAAAAACCCAGTGTTCAACGCATCCGGCACCATAGACATGGAAATAAACCATCCTGTCTACGGCCCTATTCCCTTCACAGCATCCCCTGACGACACAGAGGAACACGGCCGCTTACTCTTTGCCGACGCACAGGCAACAGCAGCACCCTACGTTGCACCGCTACCTACGCTTGCACAGCGCAAGAAAGAAGTGGACGCGCTAAGAGTGCAGGTAATCGCAAGCGGCCTGCCTTATGACTTCTCTGACGGCCCTGGCACAATCCAGCTGAGAAATGAAAGCGACGTTCGCAACGTGATGGGCGTGGCAGCATCGGGGCAATCTCTGGCATCTATGGGAAGCAGCGAGACTATTTCGTTCAGAGACGCTGAGAACGTAACGCACGACCTGTCACCGAATGACGCTGTCCTGATGGGCCTTGCGGTGAGCGCCTTTATATCCGCGCACTATTCGACAGCGTGGAGCCACAAGGACGCAATGCAGACTCTCAGCGGCCAAGCGCTTGCTGACTACGACATAACAACCGGCTGGAGTAACTGATATGGCACTGGCGCATTTTCAAAGAACATTCACTGACGCTTCAGGTAACGTAAAGCCTGGCCTATCTGTCACTGTTCGGCGCGAGTCTGATAACGGGCTGGCTGCATTGTTCGCAGACGCCGGAAGCGTTACACCAAAATCAAATCCGTTTAATACTGACGCCAATGGGTATGGTAGTTTTTACGTTGTCGATGGACGATACAGGATTCAGGCCACTGATATTGATTGGCGGAATGAAGACCTTATCAGTATTGGGCAGGCTGTAAGCGACCACGTTGCATTGCCTGACCCGCATACTCAATACACTAAAGCTCCGGCCCTGCTGGACGGTCTCCGCCGGTCTGTGGAGGCTGCTTCAGGTGGCAATATGACTGTGTTTTACACAGCTAATGGACTCCCATCGTATTTTACAAGGATTCCCCAGTTCCTCTGTGAAGATGTTGTGAGTGGTGGTGAGATTGGTACAGGTGTACATGAAGCTTTCATTTTTGACGGTGTTGAAGACTCAGAAATCTGGGTGGGGGCTTACCAAGCTTCTATAATTAATGGTGAAGCTGTCAGTCAACCGGGAGTAGCACCAGCAGTTAGTATAAATTACGACAATGCCCGCACAGCTTGTCAGAATGCTGGCACAGGTTTTGATATCCAGACTAATTGGGATTGGGCAGCTATAGTATTGTGGAGTTTGGCAAATGGTTTTGAGAGTCGTGGCAACACCAATTACGGACGCCACCATGACAATCGCTGGGAGGTGGGGACACGTCAAGAGGGTGGTGTTGTAGGGAGTTCTAGCGGTGTTGGTAAGATTCTTACGGGTAGTGGCCCAGCCTATTGGAGGCACGATGGCACCTACTCGGGTATCTCGGATATGGTGGGGAATGTTTGGGAGTGGTGCAGTGGCATGAAAATTGTAGACGGACGAGTTTTCTTGAGTGCTGATAATGACATTCCGATTGAGAGCTTGTATGCAGATAGTGGTTTTGACATTGACGACAGTAACCCTTGGTCCTCATTAAATACTACCGGAGCTAGTGAGGCCCTAAAAAGGGCACTGGTGGCTCCCAAGGGTATTAATGACCCGATAGGCCGACTCTACGTTAACGTATCGGGGGAACGGCTCCCGTTCCGTGGCGGCGATCGCGACATTGCCGGCGGCGGCGGCCTGGGGGCGTTGAGCCTCGTCGGCCCCCGCGCGAATTCGTACTCGTTTATCGGGTTTCGCCCCCGCTTTCGCAATCTGTAATCTGCACATCAGTCATCCGCTTGCCCTGCGATAGCGGGGCGTATTAGGCCCCAACAATGCAGCAAGAAGATTTACAGATCAGGCTCAAAGTTGAACAAATGATCCATTACGGCTATGCCGCTTTGCGTCAATTTCCAAAATCTGAAAAGCACGTTCTGTCTGCTGAAATACGGCAGTGCATGTACACCATTTTGCGCCTGGTGATTGTGTGTAATCGCCGCTATTACAAAAAGACGACCATGCAGGATCTGGACGCAGAGCTGGATTTGCTGCGCTCACTTGTGCGGCTATCGCATGACCTGGAATTCCTGCCTTTCAAACAGTACGAAGTATGGTCACGCCATACGACTGAAATTGGCAACTACCTGGGCAAATGGATGCAATGGATGAAACATGAGGCTGCCAAAAAACCGACAGCCACAAAAGAACAAGGAAAGTAGTCAAAAGGGTCTGGCGTTAAGTGGCTCCCGTTCCGTGGCGGCGGTCGCTGCAATGCCGGCCTTGCCGGCCTGGGGGCGTTGAGCCTCAACAACCCCCGCACGGGTACGTGCTCGGGTGTCGGGTTTCGCCCCGCTCTCAGTTCTTGTTGGGCCAGAAGTTGAAGGGCCAAGGCCTTTCATCCAGCGCTCAACTGAAAGGACGCCAGATCCACGGCAGGAGCCGAAAAATATTTAGAGCGCTGCGCGTAGTACCCGCAACAGGGAGGCCTGTGGCGCTCGCCCACTATTTAGAGCACGGCATGGCAAAAACATTTAACGGCATCTTTGATGGAATAATCACATTTGAATCGCTCTATCACGCGTATTTACGGGCGCGCAAAGGCAAGCGCAAGAGCTGGCCTTGCAGGCATTTTGAGCGTGACCTTGAGGCTAATCTGATACAGCTGCAAAACGAGCTGATATGGGGAGAATACCGGTGCGGCGGATACCGCAGCTTTTATGTAACCGAACCTAAGCGCCGCAAGATCACGGCGCTAAGACTATTTCGCGATCGCGTCGTCCAGCACGCCATCTTTGCTGCCATAGAGCCAATCTGGGAAGCGAGATTTGTTTCGGGCAGTTATGCCTGCCGCATAGGGAAAGGTACACACGCAGGTGCCGACAAAGCGCAAGAAATGTTACGCCAATGCCTGCGAGAACACGGTGAAGTGTTTGTTCTCAAGGCAGACATTAGGAAGTATTTTGCCAGCATTGACCACGAGATACTGCTCAACCTGCTGCGTCGTCGAATAGTCGATAAGCGCATCATGGCCGTGATTGAGGAAATCATTCATAGCTACAGTGAGCCAGAAACACCTGGCAAAGGCATTCCGATCGGAAACCTGACTAGTCAGCTGTTCGCCAACATCTATCTGGACGCTTTAGACCAGTGGATGAAGTGCCGCCGCCAGGAGCGCTGGTACGTGCGGTATATGGATGACTGGATCGTAGTGCATCCTGACAAGCGCCACTTGCAGGCACTGCGCATCGACGCCGAAGCATGGCTGGCCGACAACTTGGAGCTACAAACCAATCATAAACTTTGTTTTCCTGTTCGGCACCACGGTGGGCGCGGCCTGGATTTCCTTGGCTACCACCTTTGGCCGAATGCCCGCAGGCTACGAAAGGCCAGCTTGCGGCGACTGTCTCGCCAGTTAAAAGAATGGCAGAGCGAGTACGCCAGAGGCCAGATTGACCTAGCCCATGTGCGCGAAAATTTACACAGCTGGACGAACCACGCCCGGCACGGCAACGCCATCCCGGCTGTTGCTGCCATGCTCAAAAGAGCCACTTTTAGGAGATGTCCTGATGGATGCCATGGAACACGAAGACGCAGTAGTCGAAACTCACGAAGAATGGGCGCTAAGAAAGCGCCGCGAATCAATGAAGGTTACGAGGTTTCAAGCGAAAGCCGCGATGATCCAGGCGGGTCTGCTGGATGATATTCAGGTGGCGATCGATGCATCAGAGGATCCTCTGGTCGCACTAGCTTGGAGCGAAGCTGGCTTTGAGAGGTTGAGCCCTTTTGTCGCACAGATGCAGGCAGCTATAGAGCTGACTGATTCTCAGCTTGATGAGCTGTTTGATGCGGCGGGAGGTGTTACATGATCTACGCACAGCATTTTGACGCCGAAGAATTCCGTGAGTGGTCAGACGATATGAGCGCCCGCTTGGTCACGATGCTGGATGTCCTGCGCTTCAAACTGGGCAGTCCCATCGAAATATCAGCAAGCGAGTACGCCCTTGGCCGCAACCTTGGCGTGGGCAAGATGTCAGAGCACAACATTGATGAGTGGGGCGAGGTGCTAGCCGTTGATTGTTTTATCAGCGGAGTCTATAACAGGGCGCAAGTTGAGGCTGTTGTGTATGAGGCTACCGGGATCGGCTTCACAGGCATCGGAGTGTATTCTGATACTACAAACAACCAAGGCGAGGAACAGGTCATGTTCCACCTGGGTGTCAGACCTACTGAGATGATGGGCAGCCCTGCAACCTGGGGGCGGGTGGATCACGACTACACCAGTTTGATCGCTGCCATCCAATCAATTAAGGCGGGCTAACTATGAGCGCATGGGAAAGCATAAAAGAGACAGTCGGATCAGTCGCACCCATGGCAGGGTCAATGCTTGCCGGGCCTGCTGGTGGCGCAGTGGGTGCTATGATCGCGTCTGCTTTAGGCGTAGATAAAAACCCCGATTCGGTGGCAAAGGCAATCAGGGCAGACCCGCAAGCGGCGATTAAGCTACGTCAGATTGAATCGCAACTAGAGCAAACAAGGCTGGAAGTACGCGGGCAAGTGGTGCAGGCAGAAGCAACCGGAGAATCATGGCTGCAAAGGAACTGGCGACCGCTGACTATGGTGTGGTTTAGCGCCCTGATCGGTGGGTATTGGTTTGGTTACACGCCAGACAACCTGTCTGATGAAGCCGTGCTCTCACTCTTCGGGCTGATCAAGCTGGGACTTGGCGGGTATGTCATCGGGCGCAGTGCTGAGAAGATCACGAAGAGCGCGGCGGGGTCGGGCTTGCTTGGCAAGATTTTGAAGAAGTAAAGGTATACAGCGGGCCTGAATGTGCAGATACCTAATAAGGGCAAGAACATACCCATAGTGGGCAGAAAGACTGAGTTCGCGCTGATGGTGGCCGTCTTTATCGTTGTCAAGCTACTTATGCTATTCTATGGGGCACGCACTAGCATTGAGCGGGTAACTCCATGTCGTATGTGGAATTTGCAAACACGGATCAGCAAAAAGAAATAGCACGGCTAATGGAGGACGGCTTAACAGGTGAGGCGATTGCCGAAAAGGTAGGCAAAGATCCTGGTAACGTCCGAAAGGTTATGGCTCTTCTCAAGCAACGAGCCGCCCCCAAGTCTATCCCCGAACACTCAGGCACCATCCCCGACGGCTACAAGATCAAAGGCACCTCTACACTTTACAAAGATGGTGAGCCAGCGCTGCAATGGGTCAAGACTAATCTGGATGCCGAACGCCAGGCGGCGATGATCAAAGAGTATATCGCCGGGCTGGTCAAAGACATTGAGCCTGCGAAGCCTAAACAAAAAACCCTAGACAAATATAAAAGCGATCTCATGCCGTCGATCTTTATTGGTGACGCGCATATAGGAATGCAAGCCAGCGCATCAGAAACCAAACATTCAGACTTCGATATTGACATCGCTTGCGGTCAGCTCATGGATGCCGTGTATCATTTGATTGATAAAGCAGAGCCCGCAGAAACCGGACTGCTAGTTAATGTCGGCGATTTGTTGCACGCTAACGGCAGATCAGGAACCACGCTCAAGGGCACCCCCCTTGACGTTGACAAGACTTTCTACACAGCAAGCCGGGCCGCCGGAATGTTTATGCGCTATACCATCGACAGTATGCTGGAGAAGTTTGGCAAGGTGTATGTGGTCATAGTGCCCGGCAATCACGATGGAGATCCCGCCGTAGCAATCCAGCTTATGCTTGACTTCTATTACGACAAAGAGCCGCGCGTTGTAGTCCTAAAGAATGAAGGATTCTGCAATTACATCGAGTATGGCAACTGGCTGCTTGGCATGGCACACGGCGATAAGCAAAAGCCCGAAGCGCTCGTTGGGTCTATGGCCCGCGACATGTCAGCGGCTTGGGGTAGGACAACTCACCGGATGTGGTGCACAGGACACTTCCATAAAGAATCTGTTAAGACCCTGCCAGGCTGTAAGCACAAAGTCTTTGGGGCCTTGCCGCCCCCGGATAGCTGGCACGCATCCCAAGGTTACTTAGGCGATGGCGAAATGGAGATGCTGACGTTCAGAAAGGAGGGCGGGCTGCATAGCTCTCATGTTTACAATATCCCGCAGCCAAAGCACGAACCTGACGTTAAGATTTAGCGGCCTTACTCGTCCGGGTCGAAAAATTGCAAACAGCTTTGCTACAATGCAAAGACAGAAGCCAACCCATTGACAAGTGAGCCATAGCAGCATGTCGCTTAAAACCTTCATGGAATCGACCTCGCATAATCTGAGTATTAAGTTTGAATCATCTGCTCCTGCGGCGTCTTATGCAACCAATGGCTTCGTGTTTACCTGGGGGGCCATGACATTTAATCAAATTATGATGCTGGTCGGTACAGTGTTAGCCCTCGCCACCTTCGCTGTAAATTTCTACTTCCAAAAACGCCGGGACAAGCGAGAGCAAAGCCTTTACGCCCTGCAATCTAAGCAGGCACGCCAACCTTCCTGCGTACCTCGCTCCGATAACCCGCAATAATAATTCTCAGCATAACCCGGTTGCTGTTGTGATACCTCAGAAGAACGGACGGCTTGATTCCTAGTTGTGACGTGAACTCCTTGACCGTCAGGCCGGTTTCATCGCGGATGCGCTCTTCTAGTGTGTGGCGTTTCATTGGTCGTTCTCCTTGTTCGCGCAAGCTTTGCACAAGATCAGCGGCGCATAGTCTGCGTCAGAATAGCCGATGATCGACTTGCACTCTTTGCACTTTATCTCACGCATCTCAAACATTGTTGTCTCCTGCCATCTCTTGCTCGTCAGACTCAAGTTCAGCCACTCGCGCCTGCAACTTTTCATTTTGCTCGCGCAATTCTTTAATTGTTTTGAAAAACTTCATTTTTGATTCACACGCCGCCTTGTATTTTTCGGGATCTATCCAGCCTACGGGAGCATCACACTTTTCAGCCAACCGCGCCTGCAATCGCTCGTTCTCCGCAATTAGCCCCCGCGCTCACTTTGCTGTTGTCAGTGGAAATAGTGTCACTCATCGTCCTGCTCCTGCTTTGGCGCTACTTTATGTTTGCGGTAACGCATTACCTCTGTTTTAACTCGATAAATTTCTCGCTGCACTGAAGTGTTTATTGGCTCCCCCTCCAAGCGATCCATCAAGTCAATCCAGCGGTCAAGGGTTTTCAGCCACTCATTTGATCGGCCATCCGGCACACTTACAGGCTGGGCGAGGGCGGCGCAGTGCTCAGGCTCTTTCGGATGGCCTGGCAGGGCTCCCCACTGAGCGCCACAATCAAGGCACTTATGCGCCCCGTCATACTCGTGGACTCTTTTGTGTGCCTGCTCATCGGCCTTGGTGGGTGGCTGGGCATATAGCTTTGTTCCGACCGGTGGGCGATTATACGGAGGGCGCCATTGCAAAACGTGACCTTCTGTTATTTCTGCCACGGCCTCACCCTCAAGCGCCTGGCGGCTGGCTTGCCATCCCCGCCACATCCCTTCGAGGACCTCGTCGTAGTAATCCTCATCACCGAATCGTGTAAATTTGTAACTGTCGGACCACTTGTCCGCTACTGCCTGCTCAAACGCTGCCCGTTCAATATCACTCACAATGCACCCCTTAATTCGCCGCTCGTCTTCCTCTAGCTGATCCCCGGCAAAGGCTTCGTATATTTCGACGGAGTTATCCCATCACCCGCCGCTCTTCTTTCTTGCACCGATAGTCGTACTCGGCGCGCTCCCAATCGTCATCTGTGTATGCGAGTTTCATGCTGCCCTCCAAGACCTAGTCAGCCAGTTCACGGCAGGATCCACGTCACGCGGCAGCTTTTCAGTGACCGCCGCTTCAGTGACCGCCGCTTCAGGATCCTGAGCTTTTTATTGCGCCGCATCAGCGCAGAGATTTCCTTACCGATCCCTGCATCCTTGATCGCTTTGCGAAGTGTCATTTCACAGCAGCCCAACTTCTGCGCGATGTCGCGCATCGGGACCTGTGCTTCGACAAAGGCTTTCAGTCGGCTGATCTGAGCTTTGCCCAGAGAGAAAGCTCTCAGCTTCTGATAGTCCCTCGGGAAAAGTTGGTCGATTTCGGGATCTAGTCCGAGCCTTTTAGCCGACACGTCTATCCAACTATGGCTGACGCCCAGCTTTTTTGCGGCAGGGGTCTTTGCCATCCCCTGGGCCGAGTAGGTGCGCAGCCGGGCCATATCCGAGGTGGTCAAATCTCGGCGGACAGTCATGCGGCCTCCTGAACTTTGAGTTCGTGGATCCAAAGAGCTACTACTCCGGTATCAACGCCGTAATGACTGGCCAAAACCGATATGATCTCGGCGGTGCTTGGCCGTTCAGGGTGAGCGCCTTTGTTGACCGGGGTAGACTGTGCCGCTTTCGCTGCCACCGGCGCCGGTTGCTTGGCAGCCTTCTGGCCCTCGTCGTACTGCTCACGGCTGGCCATCTCAGCCTTGGCCATCTCAGCTTCCGCTGCCAAGCGCTTATTCTGTTCTGCCTGCTTTTGTTTTAGCGCTTGCTGATCCGCTTCTTGCTGGCGCTCATCCTCTGCCTTCTTTGCAGCCGCTTCAGCTTCGAGCTTGGCCTTCGCCTCTTCTTCCAGCCGAATCTTGGCGCGCTCAGCTTCCAGCCGTACCGCTTCCGCCTGCTCATGGTCAGCAATGCGGGACTTAACGATTGCGGCAAAGTCGTCTGCAGGCTTCTGGCACAGCTGGCTGAAATCGTTGAACAGGAATTTATAGTCACCGGCATTTTCGGCAAGCTGCGCCATGTTTCCGCGAATCACCGCCGCCAATTCGTTGGCTTCAATCTTTGATTGTGCGGTCAGGTCGTCGCAGGCGTCTTTCAAGCTGGATATGGTGCGCTTGCCCTTCATGGCTCCTGCAAAGTCCGGCATTGCCAGTGGCATGTATTGGCCCACGTCCAGGCTTCGCTGAAAGGTGTCGTAGTCCTGCTTTGCGGTTTGCAGGATTCCTAGCTTTAGCGTCTCTTTCTGATCCTTTACGAGCTTACCTAGCCTTAATCTAACCTGAGAAAATCATTGCTGAGGGAGTCCATAAGCCGGATGGCTGCATCAACGCCAGCCATCTGCCCAATAACGTGATCTTTGGACGCCTTGAGCCGCTTTTCCACATCGGCACAGAACTTCACTGCCTTTTCGGCGTCTGCGAAATCGGTGTCTGTTTGCAGGTCCGTATTGATCTTGGCCAAGGTAGCGCGGGCGATGGCCTCAAACTCTCCAAGGTTCGACGCCTCGACCATGCCGCTTGCACGAACAACCAGAGCGGGGAGCGATTCAGGCGCCTTACCTTCGGCTTTGGGTTCTTCCGCTTCTGCCGGTATGTACTCGGCCAGGTCTTTGGCGAATTGCTCCCAGGCTGCAATCAAGCGCTCGATCCGCTTTTTCGTCGCGCTCGTACCAGAACCACACGCAATCCTCTTTGCTGCCGTTGCTCGCCATAAATAAAATCTTCTCGGCGCCGGTCACCATCATCTGGTGTCCATCTGCCATTTATAATGGTCTTCCAGCGTTTTCGGCGGTTAGCGGTTGCGCAGCTTGTCGTTGAGGCTCTTGTGTTCGAACCTAAAAACCGCATAAGTCGAGCCCATCCATGCTCGCCAGATAAGTGCCGGTATCGTCCTCGCATGTAACTGGATAAAACTCTTCTTCGGCAATTTCCTCGGCATATGGCCGCGCCAGCTCTTCGAATTTATGGCCTTGGTCAAATATGCGTTGCTGGTGAGCATCCACCTCTGGCACAAGGCCGGTAGATTTCTGCTTCAACAGGTCGTTGCGCGTCATGTACTTGTGGTCGCCAAATACCGCCGCCGCCTCGCTGGCTGTGCGCTTATTTTTCCGCGCCTCATGCCAGTTATCATCACCCTGAACCATTCCCGATAAAATCTTCATGCTTCTGCTCCTTCTTCGAGCGCTAGGTTTTGATCCCTTTGGAGGCTTGACAACGTTGCTTTGCTCTCAAGCATTGCCACAATATCTCCGGCCGACTTCTTGCCGCTCTCGACGATGGACTGCCATTGAGGAAACTTTTCGGCAAACCTGTCATCTGGGTAATGCTCAAGCTCTGGCTTCGCCGCCTCTTTCGGCTGCTCATAGCGTTGAGCATCGCCCATATCAACCACGCGCTCGGCTTCGTCCTGGTCATAAATTCCAACGTATCCAAAGGCTAATCGCGAAGCCTGGATCATTGCTTTGTGCCTAAAGAACCGCTTAGTGTGCGTCTGCCATGGCCCTTTCATTCCGGCCTTGAATGGTTCCCTGTAAACCTCGTCTAACCACTCGCGGATGACGACTGGGTGATCTCGATCCTTGCGGTAAATGACGCATTCCATCCACTCCGGCGCCGGTCGCGCTTCAGACATTGTCACCATGGTTTCAGAGGTTCGGAACTCCATGCCGTTAAACATCGGGTGCTGGTTGATGATCCGGCTCCACCCATCGACGCCAACAACAGGTACGATCCCGTTATGCTTATCAGGAAACGCATAGATCTCTTTCGTCCAGGGGTTTAAGCCGTACTGATTTGCCACCACCAGAAGCGCGGTCATTTGGGCGTCTGAAACGTCGCCCTTGAACGCAGTCTGCTTTAAGGTCTGAATCAACTCATTGCCGTCCTGGTCTGACATTCCCAGCTTTTCAGCCAGTGTTGACGTTAAATTGCTTAGCCCGCTCATACCACATTCCTCCTATTAAGTTCCCGTTCGGCTCTCGCCACGCTCTCAAAATCGATCAGAGAAAGGACGTGGCTCACGCCCGTATCCCTGGCTTCTTTCAATATCCGCACCGCTTCCTCCGGGTCGCTGTCCAGCTTGCTGAAAGCCAGCTTGATTTCATCCCAGGCCAGATCCGAGACGGCTTCCATGACCTCAGCTTCGCCCATCCAGTCTTCGTCCAGGGTTCCCCACTTCGTTATCTCCGGGTACACGTAGGTTCCAAGGTCGCTCAGTATCTCGGCGGCTTCGTCCTTGATCTCCCAGGACCGAGTTTCAATATCGCCGTCCTCGTCGATTGCGCGCTGGTTTTGTGCAGGTGATGTGGTCATTGGGTTGCCTCCGAATGTTGTTTGCATATTTGACCCGCCCGCTCGCACTGCTCAACGTCAAACCATCCCCAGTGACACTCGATAACGGGTATGCCCAGTTTTCGGCAAGAATCTGATAAGCCTCAGAACGGATCAGCCCGTCGGTGTCCATCATTCGATTGAACAGAGTCTTGTTGTGCTTCCGGGCTCTGCGCAGCTCTGGGTTAGCAATCGTTCCCAGCGGAATGTCCGTCGCCGGATGGATCCCGACATAGGCGCCGCAGTCTTCGCAGAGATACACATAAGGCCAGTCGCCATAGCTTCGGCCGAGGCCATAAACTTCTTCGTGATGCCCGATAAATACTGAGGTTTTTAGGGCCGCAATACCGGCAGGATTCAGGCATTGGTAGCGGGTTCTTGACTCGCTTCAACGCCTTCCTGCTCACAAATGGCAGAGGGTGAGGGGGTTCCAGTTTTTCCGTGCTGAATGCCCGTGGGTCGATGCTCATGCCACCTCTCCTTGAACATGAGCCCGCACACGCTCTGCATAGTCAGCAGCTCTGCGAAGGTTTTTGTTGGTCGCTCTTGTTCAGATTTTGCGCGAAGGTATGCAGGGATCTCATAAAACTTTGAATCGCCGGTACTGGACTCTGTAAAAAACGGCGCGACTGCTTTCTGCGCCAAAGACCGCAACGCTTTGCTGCTCTTGAGTCGGGACTGTGCCCGGTAAAATGATTGTTCATGGCGGCTTCCTTCTGTTTTGTGATTTGATGGGCAAACTATAAGCGCAGTTATCTTGATCGTCAAGCCTATTTTTATTATTTTATAACTGATGGTATTGCGCAAAAAACTCTGCTGCGGCTATAGTGTCGGCATCACTTAGGAGAAGAGCATGAGAGCAATAGAAGTAGTTGAGTTTTTCGGAGGGCAGACGGCGACAGCCAGGGCGCTTAATATTAAGCAGCCAGCGGTTGCGCGATGGTTGCGGAATGACGTTGTGCCTATTCTCAGGCAGTATCAGATTGAGAGGGTGACAAAGAAGAAGCTGAAGGCTGAAGATATTAAGGCTGCGGCCTAAACCAACAACCGGAGATAAGCATGGACAACCAGCACAAAAAGATTAAGGGATACCGCGATCTTAGTCAGGCGGAAATCGACGCCATGAACCAGATCAAAGAAAAGGCGGCGG